GCGCCCATCACCGAGTGCTGTGCGACCGAGTAGGCTATGCCGGGGTTGGAGCCGTTGAAGCGGGCGATCTTCGAAAGTGCATTGGCCATCGCGAAGAAATCAATCTCGGCCGGATCGGGAGCGGCCAGATCCCGCACTGTGCCATCGGGACGGAACGACCAGACGGGAGCAGGGGCAAGTCTCGGTTTGGCCTCACGCGCCGCATCGGCGGCTGTGCCGCCTGGCGCTCCGGCGGGGCCTCGCATGGGCTCGGACGGCCGGTCGGCCTTGAGGCTGATGCCGTGCTGTTCCAGAGCCTGCAGGCCCTTCCCGGTGACGGTGCCAGTCGCATCCACGCAGCCTCTGGCCTTCCAGCACTCGAGCGCGGAAACCATGGCCGCGCCCCATGCAAGGCCGGGCACGTTTTCACCTGCCGCGTCACGAAGCACCTTCCACTCGAACTCGACGGCGTTCGGAAAGCTCACATCGTTCATGCCGCGTCTCCCTGCCGCTGCTCGGGGTTCTGGCAGCGCAGGTAGCCGGTCACCACCTCGTCGGAATATCCGGCGCGGGTGAGGTCGGCCATGTCGGCATAGCCGCGGGCGGCCCGCGCCTCGTCGATCAGCGTGCGCATGTCGGCAAGCATCGCCGCCCAGAGCCGGGGCGCGATCTGCGCGAAGCGATCGAGCATGCGGGCCAGCTGACAGGCGTCCTCGCGCGCCAGCCGCTTCGCGTCATCCGAACCGCCCGCAAGCGTTTCGGCAAAGGACCGGGCGTTGACCTCGTCGCTGGCGACGGGAATGAAGGTGCGGGTGAGATCGGTCATGGTCACGCTCCCGCCGCGATGGCGATCAGGCCGCAGGCAATCGCGAAGGCGATGATGACGACGATCGACGCCAGCGCGGGGGCATCCGGCCCGCGGGCGGCGCGGGCGCGTTCCTCGGTCAGGCGGGTGCCGTCGATGAGGGTGAGGGAGGCGGGCGTCATGACAGCCTCCGAACGCTCTGGCGCCGGGCCCGGGCAACGGCGTCGGGCGCCAGGCTCTTGATGCTGGCCGGAGACCATCCGCGTTCGGTCAGCGTTTCGGTGCTGACCGTCTGGCCGGCAAAGGCCATCTCGCGCATCTGGTCGGCCATGCGATCGATCAGAGCCGTGCGGCAGGATGGATGAGGAGTGGCAGTGTCTGCCGGGGAAGCCTGGTAGCGGATCATGCGGTCACCTTTTGCTTGACGCACTTTCCCGGCGTGCGAGTATGTAAACCTGCAACCGGAGAGTGGATGGAATGAAGCGGATCTTGATGGTGATGGCGGCGGCGAGCTTGGTGTCCATATCGCGGGCCACTGCGCAGGAAAGCACCTACGACACCGTCACCCGAAAATACGGGGAGGCCTACGCAATTGCTGACATCTGCCCCTCGTTGGGAATCAACGCAAGCCGCATGGCGGTTTACCTTGTGGGCCTCGGTCTCGAACCCGACGAGGTCTTCAAGATCCGTGTGCTGGAGCGGGTCGCTGCCGCCAAGGCAGAGCTTGCAGGCGTCAACCGGTACAAGGTCTGCACACTGGGTCACATGCTCTACGGCGAAAGCGGAACCAACGCTCCGGGCCTGCTGAAGGTGGAATGACCGCATGTCCTGTCTCCGAAGTTAGCTGGATGCATTGATGGCCTCCAAGCGGGCGCGCTGGGCTATGGCACAAATATGGCGATAATCGCTATACGGTGTCAAGTCGAAATATAGCGAAATTCGCTATTATGGCCGCGTGATGCCGCTGGTAGCATTCGAGAATGCAGCAATTCCGGATTGAATTCATATGCTTAGATTCGATGTAAAGGGCTCAGCCAGAAAACCGTACCGTGTCACGGCAGAGGGATCGGGTCTCGACTTGCGGATGTACTGCACGTGCCCGGCCGGTGGGTTGGGCGGTCAGTTTTGCAAGCATGCCGCCGCGTTGCTCGTCGGAGACATCTCCAACCTGGAGTCGGCGGCGCAGGATGTAGAAGTACTTCGGGCTCTTGCGGTCGGCAGCCCACTGCTCGCGCGGGCATTGCAGCATGTGCCGAGCGCGGGCAAGCGCCCAGCCATTCACGGATTTCCGGATCTTCAGTCAGTGGTAGTTGGGTTTGGGGAAGAGCTTCGCAAACAGGGCTGGTACGTCCAGTGGGGCGCAACTGGCTTCGATGGCGATGAAAACCTGGGTCTGCACAAGCAGACGAAGGGCGGCAAACCGCGAAAGTGGCCAGCGGTGTCGCTTGAATACCAAGAATATGTCTACGAGTTCCAGGATGGGGAGAATGGTTTCGCGGAGGAGATTCGCGGAGAGAGAAGATCCCGGCCCTGGATCGTGCGCGGAAAGAAGACGGGAACGTTCGGTAGCCTTGACCGGGCGCTGCCGGTTTTCCTTGATGAGGCAGAGCGATTGGCGCCTATTCCGGCCGCACCGAATAGACCACCCGTCCAATGACGCGAACGATATCGCCGTCGTCGCCTTCCAGCGTGAGCGGCTCCTGGTGCCTCGGATCTGTTGAATCCGGCATCAGCCACAAGTTTCCTGTGTCGTCCCGGGCAAGTGTCTTGACCGTTGCTTCTCTTCGGCCATCGGGTTTTTCCCGCTCGACCACGTAGCGTTTGCCGACTTCAAGCGACTCCGGCCGTTCAATTAGCGAAGTAAAGACTATAACCGTGCCTTCAGGGTAGACCCGGTTCATTGAGGGGCCGCGCGTCTCCGCGCCATAGAGCGACATTGCGGCCAGGCCGGGCGAAAACGGCACCGACACGTCGTACCAGTCTTGCTCGTCCCATTCGAATGCTTCGCGCCACGAACCGGCCTCGACGCATCCGCGCACTCTTACAGTCCGCACGCTGCTTGAGTCGCTGATAAGGTCAACCGGTTCGACGTGAAATATGTCTGCCAGCTCGCGCATGCGGTTGTAGGTGAGTTCGACTTTTCCGTTTTCCAACCGGTTGTAATTGGTCAAATCAATGCCAAGCCGATCTGCGACATCGGCTTGCGTCATTCGGCGCTCTTTGCGAATTGTCTTTAATCTCAACATGTTACAAATATAGCGATATTCGCCAACTCAAAATATGGCGTTTTGCGCCAAATACCGGTTGACAGCGGTATGGCGAATATCGCTATATTCGTGCTATGAAGCTCACACAATGGCGATTGACCCAGATAAAGACGCTGACCGAGTGCGCCGCCTTGTTCGGGCTGGCGAGCGCCAGAACCTATCAGCGTTACGAAGCCGGAGAAACCCGTGCGGACGCCGATCTGGTGGAGGTCATTGTCCGCCGCACGGAAGGACAGGTGACCGCCACGGATATGCATGACACGCGGCTCGACTGGCTCAAGGTCAACCGGCCCGAGAAGTTCATCCCGGAGGCTGCGGAATGAGCGGCCCCGGTCAGTTTCAACGCAGGGTGGGGAAGCGGTTATCCCGCCTGGTTCATACCCAGGATGTCGCCGGTTCGAATCCGGCCCCTGCAACCAATACCCCGAGCGCGCCCGCTGATTTGCGCGACAAAGAACGGAAGGCCTGCAGCGGCGGGGCGGGTTTTCCATTTTCATCATCCGGTCCTCCTTGATCACCGGATGATCTGACCAGTTTTGAACGCTTCCCACCACGGGAAAGAGAACCGGGTTTTCCCGGAACGGGAAAGGTGTGTCCAATGCTCAAGAATGCATGGTTTTACCGCATCAAGGCGGCGCAGCGCGACCTGATCGCCCTGTCGGGCGGCATCGAACGCGCTGCCGAGATCACCTCGATCTCCAAGAGCCATGTCGGCCGCTGGAACAATGCCCAGGACACCGACCTGATGCCGCTCAACGCGGTGCTGATGCTGGAAGAGCATTGCGGCGTCGCCGTGGTCACCAGCGTCATGGCCGAGCTCAACGGGCGGCGCCTTGCCGACGAGACCGAGGCCACTCGGCAGAACCCCGATGTTCTCTCCGCCTATGCTGAAGCAGTACGCCACGCCGGCGAGGTCATGAGCGCCGGCGCCATAGCTCTGGCCGACGGCAAGGTGACGCCCGCCGAGGCGCTGACCGTCGATCGTGCTGTCTCTGTGCTCGAGCGCGGGCTTTCGGATTTGCGCCAGACGCTTGCCCACGTGCGGGCCGGCGATCTCAAGGTCGTCGGCGGGGAGGGCAAGTGATGGCCTCCGTCTTCAAGGGCCAATCCGCGGGCAAGTCGGAGCAAATTGTCCTTCTCTCGACGCCTTCGACGACGGACGCAAGCGCGGTGCAAGCTCTGTTCGAGGCGCATCGCCGCAAGGTCGACAAGGCGTTTGGTGTGCCGCGTAGCATGCTCGGGCGCGATCACATGCTGACGTCCGTCTTTCCAGCCGCCGCCGTCCCCTCGTTCCGGATCCTCGGCGCACGTCTGGCTCTGGCTGAGGTTGCCGCGATGGATGCCGTGGAGGGACGGGCAGGCTTTGCCCGGTCACCATTGTCGAGGTTCGACAAATGATCGTGTCCGTCAATCAAAGCCAGCCCAGCGCCCTGCGTCCGGTCACGGTTCCCGCTGCCATGGAAAAGCCGGTGCTGCGCGGCGATCGCCCGCATCTGGGCTGGGTGGAAATCTCGAAGCTTCGGATCGACGACCGCTACCAGCGGCCGCTGCAGCGGCACAACTGGGATGCGATCGGCCGCATTGCCAAATCATTCGACTGGAGCCTGTTCACGGTTGTCGATGTCGCACCGATCGGCGACCAGCTGTTTTCGGTGATCGACGGGCAGCACCGGGTGCACGCGGCGCTGATGGTTGGTATCGACAAGGTTCCGGTGCGCATCGTTGCGCAGCCGCTCGAAGGTCAGGCCCGCGCCTTCATGGGCATCAATGGCAATGTGACGGCCATCTCGACCTTTCACGTGCTGCGCGCCAGCCTGACTGCAGGCGAGGCCTGGGCGGTGGAAGCCGACCGGGCGATCACCCGCGCCGGATGCCGGCTGATGACCTCCAATCGCGCCACCCATGAGCGCAAGCCCGGCGAAGTCTATGCTGTGCAATGGGTGCGTGGTCTCGCCGAGCGCGACGGCGGTGCCGACGCCTGGGCGATCGCGCGGCTCGAAATTGCACTGTCGAGCCTCAAACAGAGTGTAGAGGGCGGGGCCGACGCCGGTCTCTGGACCCATGTGATGCTGCGCGCCTGGTATGGCGCGGTTGATGGCCTTGACGATTATCTCGATGCGCCCGGCGCCGCAGGGGCGCTCGCCCGGTTTCTTGACCGGGAAGGGCTGGTCCGGCTGCTGGCCCGGGCCGAGGACCGGTACCGGCAGGCCAAGCGCGACGGCAAGCCATCGGCTGCGGTCTACCGCCTGTTGATGGGAGACTTGCAGGACCGGCTCGACCATGCCTTTCCGGACCGGTCGGCTTTCACGCGGGCAGGGGAGGCGGGGCGATGAGTGGGGCGCAAGTCTTCCTTGACGGTCGCGTGACACTTCATGTCGGGGATTGTCTTCCGATGCTAGCTGGCATGGATGCCGACAGCGTCGACTGCGTTGTGACCTCGCCACCTTACTGGGGATTGCGCGATTACGGGGTCGACGGACAGATCGGGCTGGAGCCGACGCTGGCTGAGCATCTTGCCGTCATGGTCGAGGTGTTCGAGCAGGTCCGGCGGGTGCTCAAGACGACTGGGACTTGCTGGGTCAATTATGGCGACTGCTACGCCACAAGTCCGAACGGGCGCAGCGCGGCCGACACGAAGGCATCCGGCAACGATGACCGGACCTTCCGCGACAAGCCGTTTTCGACGATCCAGGGCACCTTGAAGGCCAAGGACTTGTGCATGGTTCCGAACCGCTTCGCGATCGCGATGCAGGACGCGGGTTGGTATGTTCGGTCCGAGATCGTCTGGGGAAAGTCAAACCCGATGCCGGAGAGCATCAAGGACCGCCCCGCCACATCCCACGAGAAAATCTTCCTGTTTACCAAGTCGGCCCGGTATCACTACGACGCCGAGGCGGTTCGCCAAAACAGGGTGCAGGATGAGGACGCCAACGGCTTCCGAGGTGGCTCCTACGTCGGCGGCGTGCCAGGGCCGCGCCAAACGGTGGGCAATCGTCGAATCGATACCTCGACACTCTCCGGCGGCGCTTACGGGCGACATCATTTGGGTGAAGTCATCCCGAGCGGAGAGAGACACGAGAAGGCGAGGGCCTCGAAGATTGCCTCACCCCGGCATGCAGATCATATCTGTCACACGAAGCTCGACGGTACTCCGCGCGGGCTTGGACGCAACCTGCGCAATTACGAGCCGGCCCCGATCAGTGTCTGGCCAATTGCGACGCGCGCGTTTCCTGAGGCTCATTTCGCCACTTTCCCTCCAGAGCTTGCGGAACGCTGCATTCTCGCTGGCTGCCCGAAGGGCGGCGTTGTGCTCGATCCTTTCGGCGGGGCGGGAACCACGGCGCTCGTCGCGCTGCGCCATCAACGCCGGGCCGCGCTGATCGAGCTCAATGCCGACTATGCCGCGATGGCCCGCAGCCGAATTGAAAAGGAATGGCGAGCCGCGCCGGTGGCCGACGCTTCGCCCGATATCGGCCCGCTGTTTGACGGGGTGCCTGCATGACACCCTATCGCCCGGAGATCCGACTCACAATCGTCACCAACCACCCGGCGCGCGCTGTGCTGGCTGTACTCGGCGTCGAGATGGCACCCGCTTGGCTCGCGATCGTCACCACGCTCGAAGGCGTCCGGACATTGCCTGCTGGAGCAAAGGTGATCGGTCAATGGTTCGAGCCGCGCAAGCATCGCTCGGCGCTCGAATGGGCGTTTCAGACACGGCGGATTCAGGGAGACCTGATCGGCCTGTCGCTTGAGGATTGCGACAAGCTCGCCGCCTGGGCTGCGCGTCACCGCGACGCCGCAGGCGCGCAAGACAAGAATGTGCGCACGGGCATCGATTCAAGCCTGGCCGCCGCGACCAGCGGCATGGTGATCAGCGAACGGAGGATCTCATGAGCATCCATCTTCTCGTCGGCAGTCCGGCCAAGGGCTTCCCTTCGGCAATCAAGCAGCTGGGTATCGTGGCGCTGTGGCAGGCGGGGTTCGATCACGACGAGATCGGTGCGCAAGTGTCGCTGCATCCCTCGCGGGTTGCGAAAGTGCTCGACCTGGTGCGAGAGAAAACCGGCGCGCTGCGCCCGGCACATCCGGAGGCAATGCGATGACGGGCGGGCTTGGTTGTTCCTGGTTCATCGGTCCGTTTCCGCACATCGCTCGGCGGGTTCCCGGAGGGCCGTTCGGCAGTCCTTCGGCCATCGCACCGCATTTCGACGCGCTGGAGCCTGCGGAACAGGCCTCGGCGGTCAAGCTGATGCTGGAGCGCGGCGACGATGTCGGAGAGATCGCCGACTGGCTCGGCCTGTCGCGAGCGGCAATCGAGGCCATCAGCGTCCGGCACTGCCAGCTCATCAGCCCCCGCGGCGAGGGCGATGATGTCAAGCGCAGGCCCGGTTCGGGGCCGAAGCGCCGCGCGGTTTCATGCGCCGCGGTCGACCGTGCGCTCGATGACACGCTGCTGGCGATCGATGCGCTGCGCGCGAGGGCAGGCGGCGGACGCGAAGCCGCGTTCGACCTGACGCTCGAAGAGGTCTGCCAGGCGTGCGGCTTCGGGCTGGAGACAGCGCGGCGGCGGTTCAAGGAGCTTGAAAGCCGCAAATGGGTGCGCCGCAAGCTGCGCGCAGGCCTGCCCGCGCGGGTGACGATCGCGCTCGCGGGGCGCTGCAGGCTCGATGCGTTGGCGGGCAACAAGGGGAGGGCAAAGCCATGATGGCCCGGGTCCACCACGAGCCCCGGCCGCTCTACATCATCGCGCCGGATCTCTGGCAGTGCCGCAGAACCGCGCTGGCCCACGGGCTGGACCCGGAATCGCTTGGGGCGGTTCGTTGCATCACCTCGGCCTACCAGTTGCGTGGCACCCGGCCCGGCACGCCGTTCATCACCCACGGCCGCGATAACTGGGTGCGTGCCATGCCCGGCGTTTACGATCTCGATCAGACCATCGACCTGCTCACCCGAACCGGCCGTCTCCGCGTCGCCGGAAACGACGACATCGCCGCCGCGCGCGGGGAGAAGCAGGAGGCAAGAGCTTGAGCCGCCCCCTGATCATCGACTGCTTTGCCGGTGGCGGCGGGGCCTCCACCGGCATCGAGATGGCTCTCGGGCGCTCGCCGGACTACGCCATCAACCACGATCCGGTGGCTGTGGCCATGCATGCGGTCAACCATCCGGATTCGGTGCACCTGTGCCAGAATGTCTATCAGGTCGATCCTCTGGATCACTTCGCCCGCGCGCATATCGGCTTTGCCTGGTTCTCGCCCGACTGCAAGCACTTCTCCAAGGCCAAGGGCGGCGCGCCGGTGCAGCGGAACATTCGTGACCTGGCGTGGATCATCCCCGGATGGATCGAGCGGATCCAGAAATCGGGCGGCAAGGTCGACGTGGTGGCGATCGAGAATGTAGAGGAATTCCAGACCTGGGGCCCGCTGCTGACGACCGACAAGGGTCTGGTGCCGGATCCCGCCCGGAAGGGCGAGACCTTCCAGAAATGGTGCAAGAAGCTCCAGCAGTTGGGCGGCAAGATCGAATGGCGCGAACTCCGGGCCTGCGATTATGGCGCGCCGACAATTCGCAAGCGGGTGTTTATCCTGATCCGGTTTGACGGCAAGCCGATCGTCTGGCCGGAGCCGACGCACGGACACCCGGACAGCGAGGCTGTAAAGGCCCGGAGGCTCAAGCCCTGGCTGACGGCGGGGCGCGATGTGATCGACTGGTTGATCGTCTGTCCCTCGATCTTTGACAGCAAGGCGGAAATCCTGCTCAAGCACAATCTTCGCGCGGTGCGTCCGCTGGCGGGCAACACGCAGACCCGGGTGGCGCGCGGTATCAAGCGATACGTGCTGGACGCAGCAAGGCCATTTCTGGTCAACCTGACCCACGGGGCCAGGCTGGAGGACGCGGGCCAGCCAATGCGCACCGTGACCGGGGCAAATCGGGGCGAGAAGGCGGTGGTATCGCCGGTGATCACCTATGCCCAGCAAGGGGGCGCGGTGCGGGATCCGGGCGATCCGCTGCACACCGTGACGGCGTCGGCCAAGGATCAGAACGCGGTGATTGCGCCGCACCTGATGACCATGCGCAACGCCGGAAAGCCATTCCAGGGCGCGGACGAACCGGCCCACACGGTGACCGCCGGCGGGGCGGGGCTGACATGCGTTGCCGCCTCGCTGGCGCAGACGGGCTATGGTGAGCGGGAGGGACAGGCACCGCGCGCGCTCGATCCAGATGCGCCGCTCGGGACGGTGGTTGCCGGTGGCGTCAAGCACGCGCCTGTGGCGGCCTATTTGGCGGCGGGGTCACCCGGCCCGGATAAGAACAACCGCGCTGCAAAGAATAGCGAGCGCCATGAGGCCGACAAGTCCTTTACCGCGAAAGGTGAAGTGTTTGTATCTAAAGCTGAACATCGGGCGTGTCTCCTTGTGAACGATGGCTCGAGTTTCGATCAAGAGAAGGGGTGTCGGTTTTTCCCGGATGCTCCTGCCGTCGCTTTTCTTGCCCAGCACAACAATGACAGCCGCCGCGCTGGCGGTGTTAACCCCGGTCGCGATCTACGTGATCCTGTCTCGACGATCACGGCTGTGCCGCAGCAGGCGGTCGTTGCCGCCAACATGTTTTCGATGAAGGGCAGCGGCAGGCGGGCCAGCGGAGCCGATGAGCCGGCGCGGGTGGCGTGCACGGGCGGTGGTCAGTCCGCCATCGTGGCGGGTGCGGTGACCAAATACTACGGCACCGGCGACGGGCAGGAGCCCGGCGATCCGCTCCACACCGTGACCACCAAGGACCGTTTCTGCCTCTCGCAAGCCGCCCTCTGCGCTCCGCCCTTTGGGCCGGAACACCATGAGCGCGCCCGCGAGGTGGCGGCGTTCCTGCGGACGCACGGCTTCTGGGACGATCGCGAGTTTGTGACGCTCGATGTGGAGGGCGTCACGCTGGTGATGGTCGACATCGGCATGCGCATGCTCACGCCGCGCGAGCTGTTCAACGCGCAGGGCTTTCCGGATGACTATGAGATCGACCGGGATCTCGACGGCAATGTGTTCTCGAAATCCGATCAGGTTGGGCGCGCCGGCAACAGCGTCTGCCCGCCGTTGGCCGAAGCGATTGCGCGGGCAAATGTCCCGCACCTGGCGGCGTTCGAGGAGGCTGCGGAATGAGCGAGATCATCGACCTGTTCATCGCTCGCGCCCGGGACGTCTCGATTGCGGAAGCCGCGCCGCGGCTGGGGCTCACGCTCAAGGGCAGCGGCGCCGAGCAGGCGATGCCGTGCCCGCATTGTGGCGGCAAGGACCGCTTTGCGCTCAACACGGTCAAGAACAAGTGGAACTGCCGTGGCGGCTCGACCGGCGGCAATGATGCGATCGGCATGGCCGCGCACATTCTCGGCCTCGATGTCGGCCGGCGTCCCGAGTTCCTCGAGGCTTGCGGCGCGGTGCTGGGCAAAGCGGTGCCCGATGAGGCCGAACCGGTGAGCGAGGAACGGCGCGCGGAGATCCGCGCCGAGGCAGAGGTGCGGGCGGAACAGGCGGCGCGGGATGCGGCAGCGCGCCAAAGCGAGGCCAATGACTTCCGGGACAGGGAGTTGGCCAGGTGTCGCGGAATATATGAAGCTGCAGATCTGGGGAGCCGGCTCTTGGGCATGCGCTATCTGCATGCCCGCTCAGGCTTGCCGATCGAGGCGGGCGCTCACGCCTGCCGCGCAATCCGGCTTGAGCCGAAACTCTCCTACTGGCACGGCAAGGACGAGCGCGGCTACGCCCGTGATATCTGGTGCGGTCCGGCTTTGGCGCTGCCCTTCGTTGATGGCGGCGGCGAGCTGATCGGCATCCACCAGACATGGATCGATCTCGACAACGGTCCGAAATACAGGCCAGCGCTCTACGGCTTGAGCAAGACCGGCGCAGATGCCGGGCGCGAAGACCGGGCAGGGCCGCCGACCGCGCACTGGCCGTCACCCGCCGATCTGAAAGCCGGGTTCTATGAACCGCTCGCCACCAAGAAGATGCGCGGTTCGAAAAAGGGCGGGCTGTTGCCGCTGGCGGGCGACATGAGTGCCACGCGCTGGGTGGTGGGTGAGGGGGTAGAAAACGTGATCGCCTGGTTCGGCGCGGAATTGAATGAAGACCAGGATCTGGCCCTCTCCACCTTCTATGCTGCAGCCGGCGATATCGGTAACCTGGCGGGCCCGTCCGCGCGCACCGGCCGCTTCGCCCACCCGACAGCGACGAAGATCAACGCGAAGGGGGCTGCGAGGCAGGTGATGATGCCGAGCCCTGAGCCCGACCCGGAGCGGCTTGCCGAGGGCTTTCCGCTCGGGACCCACGTGCGCGAGCTGCTGTTCCTCGGCGACGGCGATTCCGAGCCGGTTTGGACCGCGGCCCACATGGCCCGCGCCGAAGCCCGCGCGCAGCTGATCGCCCCCGGCATCGAGGTCGCAACCGCCTGGCCGCCGCGGGGGCACGACTGGGCCGAGGTGATTGCAATGGCACTGCGTGGCGAGGCGGCATGAACAAACACGTCAAGATCCCCGCTGCCGTGCAGGCCATGCTCGATGCCATGGGGCATGAACCGCGAGCCGAAAACCCGGACCCTTCATCGAAGCCGGAGCCCGCAACCGCTGCCGGAGCACCCCAGCTGCCCGAGCCGGATGCGCCGGAACTGACCGCCGAGGAAATGCTGGCCGAATGCGCGGGCGAGCCCGAAACCGACATCGGCAACGGCCGTCGGCTCCTGATCCGCTACGGCAGCCGCATCCTGCACGTTGCCCGCGTCGGCTGGCACGGCTTCGACGGAAAGCACTGGAAAGAGGACGAGGACGGCTCGGTGGTGCGTCCCCTGGCCCAGAAAACGGCTGAGTTCATCGATGACGAGGCCATGGCGATGTCTGCCACAGAGGAGGAGGCCATCCTCATCGAGGCCGGCCAGACCGCGCGCAAGGAGCGGATCAAGATGGGCCGGCCCGCCAAGGACTGGCCGGCCGACAAGTCGCAGCGCTGGCTCGAACTCGAGGAAACCGAGGAGGCGGGCGAAGCCGCGTTGAAAACCGTCAAGGGCCGGCGCTCGGCGCGGCATCGCTTTGCCAAATCCTCCGCCGGCACGTCGAAGATCAACAACCTCTTGACCGAGGCCGCGCCGCACGTGGCCCGCATGGTCAACGACATGAACACCGATCTTTTCGCCTTCAACTGCACAAACGGCACGCTCCGCTTCGTGCGCGTCGAGGACGAGGAAAGCGACCCGGACGACCCGCGCTGGCGCTGGGAGGCACGGCTCGATCAGCACCGGGCGGGCGACTATATTTCCAAGCTCGGGCAGGTGGAGTATCGCCCGGACACGAAAGCGCCGGAGTTCCACAAATTCTTCCAGACCGTGCAGCCGGATCCCGCGGTGCGGCTCTTCCTGCAGCGCTTCTTCGGCTACAGCCTGCTCGGCCTAACCAAGGAACAGTGCCTGCTGTTCTTCTATGGCGCGGGGCGCAACGGCAAGTCGACCTTCATCGACCTGATGACCGAGATTCTCGGCAATTACGCCGTCACGCTGTCGGTCGACAGTTTTGCGGGCGAGGGCCGCCGCTCGGGGGCGGAGGCGACGCCTGACCTTGCCCGCCTGCCCGGTGCTCGGCTGGTGGCGGCAAGCGAGCCCGAAAGCGGCGTGCACCTGAAGGAATCGCTGATCAAGACGCTGACCGGTGGCGAGCGCATTCCCGTGCGCCGTCTGCAGCAGGAATTCATTGAAGTGATCCCGCAGTTCAAGATCGTCATGGTTGGCAACCACAAGCCGGTGATCCGCGACACGTCCGACGGCATCTGGCGGCGCGTGCTGCTGGTGCCCTGGGAGATCCAGATCGCGTCCGACCAGGTTGACCGACGCTTGCCGGAAAAGCTGCGCGCGGAGGCCGATGGCGTGTTCGCCTGGCTGGTGCGTGGCGCGCTCGACTATCTCACGCTCGGTCTCGCCGTGCCCGACAAGGTGACGGCCGCCACCAGCGAATACCGTGAGGACAGCGACCCGATTGGGGCCTTCATCCGCGCCGGATGCGTCGTCACCGGCTATGAGCACGACAGTTCGACACCTGACGATATCTGCGTCGGCTACGCCAACTGGGCGGCGCGCGAGGGGCAGCCGGAGTTCAAGAAATCGACCCTGATGCGTCGTTTCCCGGACTATGCCCGCAAGCAATGGGAGGGGCCGGACGGCATGATGCATGCCTTCCGAAAGCACAAGTCCTCGACCACCCGTTATGTCGGGATCAAGGTGCGCGACGAATATCTGCGGGTGCGTGGCGAGGGTGGGCCGGATGGTGGCGCGGGCTATGGCGACCAATGATGACGAATTACCCGCACCCCTCGCGTGCGCGTGGGGCGTTCATCCCGCTCCAATCCCCCGCCGCCCGGGACGATAGAGGGCAGCGAGGGAGGCTGGCGGAAATTCCGGGCTCTTGCTCCCCGTCTAAAGGGTTTGGGAAATCAATGATTTATGCGGCTAGGGAGGATAGGGAGGATATTTGCGGCGCGCGCGTGTGCGCAGTTTCTTTCAAAGGGTGTGGCCCATGAGAGAAAACACGGTGAAGCTTTGTATGCGTACGTCCTCTTTATCCTCCCTAGCCTCCCTTCCATCCCTGTCTTTTTCTTGAATCTCAACAAAAACAACAGGATGGCCGAAGGCCAGCAAGGGGGATCAGGGAAGCAAGCAGCCAAAAACGGGAGGCAAGGGGCAAAAAATGGGAAGCAAGCACTCGAAACAGGAAATCAGATCATGAAACAGATCCCGATCGTTCAATTGCTGGAATGGGCCTATCGGCACGAACTGCCCAAGGCCGAGCGCGCCGGCGGCGGTATGGGCGCGTCGGCGCCATCGTCTTGGGGCATGGTCTACAATCTCGGCATCCTCGGCACGGTGATCGATGCGCCGATCAACGGCTATGGCGTCGTTGCCATCGGCATGGATGAGGGCGACCCGCATCCAGATGCCTTGAAAGTCGGTGAAGCGGTAGCGCGTCTTGCGACTGCCCGGATCTCGATCGGCAATGACTGGTCGCCGTTTCCAGAGTGGGCCGATGCCGATGGTCTGGTGGCCGAAACTGTGAACCGCATCCGCCCGCGGCTGGCCTCGCTGTCCGGCAAGGAAATCCAGGCCATGCTGATCGCCCGCGCCGTGCTGGGCCGCAAACCCGACTGGCGTGGTGAGGAGCCGGGCCGGGCGATGATGATGCGTGGCGGGACGCCTGGCTGGTTCATGAAGGAAATCGGCAAGGACGCCTATGGAAACAGGACCGAACGCGAGGTAGATGGCTTCAATCCTCGCAGTCGGCGGCCGCGCCCTGGTGCCTATCGCAAGTTCCGGCTTTCGACCGATGTATCCGGCCTTGCGATCGACCGGTTTCGCCGGACCGTGTGGGCTCTGGCTGTGCGCCATGTGGCGCAAGAGGTCGCCGCTCGGCTTTCAAGCCATGAACTGACCGCCGAAGTGCCTACGCTGGCGCCTTGGGCAGCTGTCGCAGGGTTGGTGAGCCGTCCGGACCCCTCTCACGCTGTGTCGCTTTTTCTTTGACATGCGACCGAAAGTTGACAATGGTCATCTCACCCTGAAAAGGACAACTCAAACCCGCTGGCAACCCCGGCGGGTTTTTTCGTGGGAGGATGGGACGTGGCAGGCGCGGGACTTCATATCGATGCCAGCGACTTCCGCGCGCTCGGTGCGGCGATGCACCGGCTGCCGGCTGACCTGAAGGCCAAGGCATTTCGCTCGGCCGTGAACCATACCGGCAAGAAAGCGCGGACCCAGATCGCTCGGCTTGCCGCAAAGTATTCGGGATTGCCCTACCGCTTCACGCGCGATGCAGCGCAGATGCGGCTGACCGGCGATGATGTGGAGATCAAGCTGCGGTCCAGGTGGATCTCGCTGGCGCAACTTGGGCCGCGACAGACACGCAAGGGCGTAAGTGTTCGTGGCCGTGGATCATATGCCGGTGCGTTCATCGCTCATTCGAAGATTTCCGGTACCAACGCCGTCCTGGTCCGCAAGGGAAAGAAGCGGACACCGGTGCGCGAACTGTACGCCGCCAACCCAGCCCACGCTATGGGCGCCGACCGGCACGGCGAGTTCCAGCGGATGGCCGATGAGATCATGGCCCGCGACTTCGCCGCCCGGCTTATCCACGAAGTCGACCGAAGGCTGGCCCGTCTCGCCGCTGGCTAAACCGCTTCGATGAGTGTGTGACACAAGACGGGGGCACCCCCACCCCTCGCGGGTCCTTCCCCCCTCCAAACCCGGACGGGGCGGGACGACCCTGAAATTTCGCTAGGATTTTGAATTGAAAAGCTGGGTTGCGATGGTTGCGGCGGTTGCGGCGACTGCGTTGCGGGTTGCGGCTTTGATGAAAGGATGCCTTCGGGCAAAGATGCAATGAACGACGGTGTGTGGCTGACAGTTTCTGAGATCGCGCGGCGCAAGGGCGTCTCGCACCAGGCTGTTTCCAAGCGTGTTAAATCGCTGGAAGCCGATGGCAAGATCTCGCCGCGCCCGGACGGAAGAAGGACGCTTGTAGACCTGGTCGAGTATGACCGTGCTGTCGGTGACTTCGGCGATGGGTCGCGGGAAGCGGCGGCTGACACCGTGCGATCGGCCAAGCAGGGACAGGCGTCCAAGCCAGGCTCCGTTCCGGATGGCATCAAGCCCAGCGTTGTTCCAGACGGCATGCGGGATGCCCAGCTCGAACGTGTGCGCTATGACGCTAAGATGCGGGCGCTCGATTTTGCCGAGAGGACCGGACAGCTTGTCCCGGTTTCTGGACCGGGCGGGATCGAGGACGCAATGGTGGCCGCTGCCGAAAAGATTATCAGCGTTCTGGACCTTATGCTGCGGGCAGCCCCGGACCTGGTCATCGCAGCACGGGAAGGGGAGCCGGCAGCCAGACGGGAGATCCGGAAGGTCATCCATTCCCAACGCGTTGCCATCGGTGATGCGATGCGCCTGCTTGAAGAACAGGGACGCAAGATCGAAGCCGCCGGCGGCATAGAGACCGAAGTCGATATCGATCTGTTCCGAGGGCTTGAGTGATGAAAATCACGTTGAAGCGCGTGCCGCTGGCCATTGTCGGCGGGATTCTTGCCGCCCTCATCACCCCGCCGCCGATCATGACGCCCTCGGCGCTTGCGGCGGAAGTCATGGTGGTGGCCGACGGTCCGCGCGCCGGCGAACTGTGGGATCCGGCGCAAACGCCCTACATCGTCGAGCCGCTGGATCTGATGGTCGCAGGCTCCGGCGTCAACGAGATCGCCATCCGAAAGTCGGCGCAGACCGGCTTCACTACCATGCTGCTCGCAGCGGCGGCCTACATCATTGATCGCGATCCGTGCAGGGCGATGATCGTGCAGCCGACCTCCGGCGCGCTTGCCGACTTCAACAAGGACAAGCTGACACCGACGCTCGAGCAATCGCCAGTGCTGGCGGCAAAGATCAAGTCGCAGACCAGCCGGTCGGGCGACGCATCGACAGTCACGTCGAAGCGGTTCCAGGGCGGGTCGATTACGCTCGCGATCGCCAACTCGGCCGCCGACCTTCGCTCGAAGACCGTCAAGGTCGCGCTCTGCGACGAGATCGACGAATATCCGGACGACCTGGACGGCCAGGGCGATCCGATGGCCATGATCGAGGCCCGTCAGGAATCCTTCCTGATGTCGGGCGAATGGCTTCGGGTCTATGTCTCGACGCCGACGATCAAGGCCGCTTCGCGGATAGATGCGCAGTGGGAGCGGTCGGACAAGCGCTACTGGCACATGCCGTGCCCCGGCTGCGGCGACATGTTCCGGTTCGAGTTCGACCGGAAGCACTTCCGGTTCAAGGCGGAGTGGCCGCATGAAGCGCATTATGCCACGCCGTGCTGCGGTTCCGTGATCGAGGACGCGGACAAGGTGACGGTGATGAAGCGCGGTCGCTGGATCGCAACCGAGCCGAGACCTGGCGCCATTCGCGGCTATCATTTCGATGCGCTGGCTTCTCCGTTCGTGCCCTTCGACAAGATCGCTTCCCGCTTTATCGGGGCAGAAGGCGATCCGATGAAGATGAAGGCGTTCTACAACCTGACGCTTGGGCTCGCCTATGAGATGAAAGGCGATGCGCCCGACCATGTGCGGCTCATGGAGCGGCGCGAGAAAGATATCAAGCGCGGACATATCCCGTCGCGGGGGCTGATCCTGACCGGCACCGCAGACGTGCAGATGAACGGCATCTGGTACGAGATTGTCGCTTGGGCCTCGAACCGCGAGAACTGGACTGTGGACGCTGGCTACATAGCCGGCGCAACGGACGATCCTCACAGCGGCGCTTTCGTCAAGCTCGAGGAGATCCGCCAAAGCCAGTGGCCCGACGCCTTCGGCGGTTCGCGCACGGTTGACAGTTTCGGCGTCGACTCCGGTTATCGCAGCCACGTTGTCTACACATGGGTGCGCGGCAAGGCGGCGACGTTTGCGCTCGACGGCCGCGACGGCTGGTCGAAGCCCGCCATCGGCGCGCCGTCACCCGTCGATATCAACTTCAATGGCCAGCGCATCCGCCGCGGTGCGATGGTCTGGGGCGTCGGAACATGGCCGCTCAAGGGTGTGATCTATGCAGACCTTCGAAAAGAAGGCGTTGCCGCGGGCAAGGAAGTTGACCCGGCCGGTTACTGCCACTTCGGCGACTGGCTGGACGAGGTCTATTTCCGTCAGATCACGTCCGAGTACCTGACAAACGAAAATTACCGGGGCCGGATTCGGCGCATCTGGAAGGTCCGCAACGGCGAGGAAAACCACCTGTTTGACTGCCGAGTCTACAATTACGCGCTGGCTGACTACCTCGGCGTTTCCAGAATGACCGCGGACCAGTGGGCCGTTCTTGCCAGCCGCCGCGGCGTACCGGCAGAGATCGCCAATCCGGATATGTTTGCGCCGGAGCCTGTGAAGGTGGCCAGCGCCGCGCCTGTGGCTCCGAAGCCCGCGCCGGATCGGACCGCTACCCGGCCAGTTATCGAAGACGACGGTGACGCCTGGATCTCGAATGCAACCGGATGGTGGGACGACTGATGGCCTGGACACAAGCCGACCTCGACAAGATCAGCGCAGCCATTGCGTCCGGCGCAAAGCGCGTGAAATTCCAGACGCATGAGGTGGAATACCAGAGCGTCGCCGAAATGCTGAAGGCTCGCGACCTCATTGCTGCCGACGTCAATCCAGCGAGCGGCCGCGGCGGCGCCATATATGCCCAGTATGAGAGCGATTATTGATGAACATCGTCGACAAGGCCATTGCCTATTTTGCGCCGACTGCCGGTGTCAGGCGGGCCGGTGCACGTCAGCTGCTCGAGCAGACAGAAAAGCGCGAATACGCGGCTGCAGGTTCCGGGCGCCGGAACTCCGGATGGCGGGGCCGCAACACATCGGCGGCGACCGAGGTCGCCGGATCGCTCACTTTCCTGATGGCGCGGTCGCGCGAGTTCGTGCGCAACAGCTGGCAAGGACAGCGCATTCTCGATGTCCTTACGTCGCACGTCATCGGCACCGGCATCATGACCGTCCCGAACACCGGTTCCGACCGGGCAGACAGGATCTATCGCCTGGCGCGTGAGGAATGGGAAGAGAACAGCGACATCGAAGGTGTGCTCGACTACGGCGGGCAGCAGGCCATGGCGCTGCGGTCAATGGCGGAATGCGGCAACAGTGTCATCCGTCATTTGACGGACAGCAACCAGGACACGCGGCGGCGCATCGTGCCGCTTCGTCTGCAGGGCATCGAGGGTGACCAGATCGATACGTCGCGCGACACCTTGTCGGGAGTGACAAGAAATACCGACGGCGAGCGTGTGCGGCTTGGCGTGAAGCTGGGAGAGTGGAACCAGCGCCAAGGGATGTACCTTCACAAGACACACCCCGGCGAGCAGGGTGTTGCCAATATCGAAGCTTCGACGCTGGTTGGCTGGAACGATCTTTGCCACCTCTACCGACCTCTTCGTTTCGGACAGCTTCTGGGTGTTCCGGTCTTCGCGCCCATCCTGATGACCGGGCGGGATATTCAGGATCTGATGGATGCGGCGATTGTCCAGCAGAAAGTGCAGGCCAGCTTTGCCGGGTTTCTCCGGCGTGCACCCGGGGAAGCCAACCCCTTTGCAACAGAAAAGACGGATGGCGCCGATGGCAAATCGCAGACCGTCACCCAGATCAGGCCGGGGCAAATCCAGGACATTGGAGACAGCGAAATCGTGTTTTCGAATCCGTCGGGAACATCTGTTTTCGGCGAAGCCTATCTGGCTGGAATGATGGCCATGGCGGCTGGTGCTGGGCTCACCTATGACCAACTGACCGGCGATCTGCGGCAGGCTAACTACTCGAGCCTTCGAGCTGGCAAGATCGAGTTCCGCCGCCTGGTGGAGCAGATGCAATGGCACATGGTGGTGCCGATGATCTGCCGCCCGGTGGATCGCAAGTTCGAGCAGATGGGCCTTATGTCCGGTGTCCTGCCCAGGCGGAAGGGCGGATATCGTGTGGACTACGTGATGCCTGCCGTCGAGCCGATCGACCCCAAGAAGGACATGGAGGCAGACATCCTTGCTGTCCGTTCCGGGCGGATGTCGCCACAGGAATTCATTTCGGCGTGGGGAAGAGACTGGCGCAAGGTCGTCACCGACTTCGATGCGTTCTTCAACTTCTGCAACCAGAACGCTTTGGACGGTCTGATGTTCGACATCGACCCCAGGCGACCGGCGAACGGCGGCGCCAATGCGCCGCGGGCAGACCAGACAGGAGCAACCGACAATGGCTGAGATTATTCGCCTGCCGAAAATGCTACGGGACGCTGAGATCCGCGCCGCGTCCTATGATGAGCAGGACAACACCATCGAGGTGGTATGGACGACAGGATCCACAGGCCGCCGGGTGACGTGGATGGACGGCGAGTTTGATGAAGAGCTGGTCGTCAATGAAAAATCGGTGCGCATGGACCGGCTCAATGCCGGAGCTCCATTTCTGGACACGCACAATCGTTTCGGCCTCGATGCGGTTCTTGGTTCGGTGGTTGCAGGTTCAGCAAGGATCAGTAACGGAACCGGTACTGCGCGGATCATGCTTTCAAAGGCAGCCGACGCAGTGGACCGGGTTTCGAAGATCATAGAGGGCACGGTGAGAAATGTTTCCGTCGCCTACAAGATTCATGGCGTCGAAAAATCACAGCGTGAAGGAAAGGTCCCTTTGCACCGCGTCATCGACTGGGAGCCGATGGAGATCTCGGCGGTTCCTATCGGATTTGACCCTGGCGCCCAGGTCAGAAGTGCGACCGAAGAAGAGCTTTACGCATGTCGTGTCGAGCATTCGATCGCAGACCGCAACACTGTGCGCCGCATGATGATGCAGATGCGCCAGAAACAATTTGTCGGGTAGCGCTCGGCGCTGCTGTCAAACCCGCCTTTGTGCGGTGCCCTAAACCAGCCCTTGGGCCAGGCAATCACTAAAGGAAACCATCATGAATAAATATCGCTTTGTGGCGGTAGCCCTTGCGCTTGCCGTCTTTCCCCTTCTGGCGCTGGGTGTCATGGGCTTTGCGGCCAGCGACGCGATGGCGTCGCCGCTCTCCGACATGTTCTGGAATGGCGCTGACCATTCGCTGCGCGCAGTTGTCGTGGATCACATGTACAACGCTTGGCCGGCGCTGATTGCGCTCAGGACGGATCTCGACGGCCTTGTGAAAAAGGCAGCTGAAAAGATTGCCGAGATCACGGATGAAACCGCACCCGACGCGGCGCGCTCGATCGAAAGCGAACACAGCAAACTGCTGGAGCAGATCACGGCGAAGCGCAAGGAGATCGCCGACGAGGAAGCGCTGGGCGATCCGGCGAACCGCAATCAGCCGGTTAACGAGCCAAGCAACACCAACGCGAACGCAGGCGACGCTGCGCGGGCGGCCGACATTCTCGATGTCGGAACGCGTGCAAGCATGGACACTGATGTCATCCAGGAAGCTATCCGTTCGGGAATGAGTCTTGATGCATTCCGCCAGCGCGCCTTCGACCACATGACATCGCAGCAGAACGGCAACCGCACCGACCCGCTGCGGGTCCAGCGGGACGAGCAGGAGACCCGCCGCAACCTGCAGATCGAGGCGCTTTCCTACCGGATGGGTGCGCCGATTCCCGCAGCCGGGCCCAGCGCTGGAGCCCGCGAGCGCATGAATGACGGACTGATCGTCCTCGCCATGGAGTGCACCCAGGAGCGTCAGTATCCGCGTAATGCGCGGCAGATCGAAGAACTCTTCGAGCGTGCAGTGCACTCGACGAGCGATTTTCCGATCATCCTGGAAAACTCGCTCAACCGCACGCTGGAGCAGCGCTATGCGCTGGCCCAGCCGACCTATCGCCGGATTTCGCGCCAGCGCAATTTCCGGGATTTCCGCCCGCATACCACCGTGAAGATGGGTGACTTCCCTCTGCTTGAGAAGATCGCCGAGGGCGGTGAAATCAAGTACGGCACGCTGACCGAAGGCAAGGAGACCCTGTCGGTGCTTTCCTATGCCAAGGCACTGTCGGTTTCGCGCCAGCTGATGATCAATGACGACCTTGGTGCGATCAACGACATGCTGTCGAGCTACGGCCAGACAGTGGCGCTGTTCGAGGAAATCACCTTCTACGCGTCGGCGCTCAACGGCACGCTCGCCGACAACAAGACTGTTTTCCATGCAGATCACGCCAACCTTGCCGCATCGGGTGCGGCCATCACCGTGGCTGCGGTGGCGGCAGGGCGGGCAGCAATGTCCAAGCAGAAGTCGCTTGACGGAAATCCGCTGCTCTCCAATCCGCCGGCGCTGATCGTGACTGGTCCCGACAAGATCACCGAGGCCGAGTCCCTGGTGCGGACCATTACTCCGACCACTGTTGCAGAAGTGAATGTGTTCTCGGGACGCCTTACGCCGTTCGACACGGCCCAGATCGCTGGCAACAACTGGTACCTGTTCGCGGATCCCTCCGTCGGTAGCAACTACCGTTGGGGCTACCTGGAGGGCTACGAAGCGCCGCGGGTGCGTCTCGACACGCCCTTCGGTCGCCAGGGCATGGCCATGTCGGTCGAGCACGATTTCGGCGCAGGGGCTGTCGACTTCCGCTTCGGCTACAAGAACCCCGGCGCCTAACGCGCCGTTTTCCTGAAAGGCGTATCAGCGCCGGCGGCTAAACGCCGGCGCATCTTCTCACACGATTTTCCCAGGAGACATGACCATGAAAAACTATGTGCAACCCGGCGACACGCTGACCGTCGCCGCCCCTTCCGGAGGCGTTGTGTCCGGAGCCGCCGTCGTGATCGGCAACCTTCGCGGCTTCGCTGTGGCGACGGCTGCCGAGGGCGCGGATGTCGCGATTGCTCGCACCGGTGTGTTTACCACCTCGATCAAGGCAACGGGCACGGCCTGGGCCGTCGGCGATCTCGTCTACCTCAAGGCTGACGGGACCGAATTCAACAAGACGGCGTCGGGCAACACGCTGTTCGGTTTTGCCGCGGCGCCTGCGGCGTCCGGCGACACCACAGCCTCCATCTGCCTGACCTAAGCCGGACCGGAGAAAACACCCATGACAGACTTTTCCGATCTTGCGGCACTGGCGCGCGGTGCGGTGGGTGCTGTCATGGGTGAAACCGTCACGATCGTCCCGGTGACAAAACAGGGCGGGCCGAACTCTTCGGCGGTTGTTGCCGATCCGAATCGTGCATCTTTCGACGCTGTCGCGGTGCCTTACCGGTTGATGCACAATATTCCAGATGGCCGTGGCGGAACGCAGGGCCCGGGTGTCGGCGGCACTGAGCGGACGGGCCTGCATACGGCTCAGGAAACCACTCTGGCCATGGACCAACCCGCCGTGAACCTCAAGGATGGCGACCGGGTGCAAAGGTCTGACGGATCCTGGTGGGCCATGCGCGCACCGCAGACCGATGAGGCCGGGACCTTCGTCGTTTCCATTTACCGATCGAGCGAGATCGCCTGATGCTGTTTTCAACCGCGCTGCGCCTGGCTGCGATCGAATGCCTTTGCCCCACTGCTGTCATCGCCGGAGACGCGACGGCGCCGACACTTGCCGGCATTCACGTGCTGGACAGCCGCCGCCCTGAGATCGGCGATCTGGATCCTTCGAAAAAGTACACTCCGGTTGTCTCGATCTTTTCCGGCGAAGCGACATCGACATTGCGCGGCGAGGCCGCGGCATCCAACGACCGTTCCGCCACGGCTGTGCTCGAGTTCGTTGTCGAGCTGGCCGAAGCGATCGAAGCCGAAGAAGGCGATGCCTATGCCGAGGCAATCGTCAACTCCGACCAGGATGCCAGAATTGTGCTGGACGCGCTGATTGCGCAGATCCGGCGGGCGCTGGAATATGGCCCGGCTGGCAGCCTGTTCCGAAAGATGAGGATAGGCTCTCCAGTCAAGATCAGCTGCGAGCCGCATGTAGTGCCCGAACTGGACCTTCGATTCTGCCGCACATTCGTGACCATGGAATTCAACGCGCCGGACGATGTCTATTCCGATGCGGATGGTCTGCCGGAGCCTGCCGCCACGCTTCTGGCGAGCCTGCCTGACGGGTCCTATGCCAAGGCCCGGTTAACGGCTCTGGCAAATGCGTTCGCGGCGATTGTCCGCACCGACCTGACTGAAATCACGATCGCGACCGATCCGGACTTTGAGCCGGACCCGGAAGCGGCGCCCGATCCCTATGCCGGCGTGACAGCCGGCGTCACGCTGGAGTGATGCCCATGCAACGCTACAAACCCGCCGATGGCGCGCCATTGCTGCGCACCACGGAAGGCGAAGCCTTCCCTGAAGAGGGCAAGATGATCGACCCGGCGAACCGCTACTACGCGCGGCTGATCAAGGAAGGCGCGCTTGAGCTCGTGGCGGACGATGCGCCCAAAACCAAATCCCGAACCAGCAAACCGGCGGCGGCGGCCGCACCCAACAAGGAGACGCGGAAATGACCGTACCTGCAAATCTCGTGGCCCCCCTGTTCGCGTTCTCGGTTGAGAGCGGCGGGCAGTTCGAAGACCTGGCGCCGGTCATCCTGTATGGCCACAAGACATCGGCCGGTTCGATGGCCGACAATGTCAAGGTGTCCTGCGCATCGCGCTCGCAGGCCCGCGCGCTGGCGGGCAAGGGATCGATGCTCGAGCAGATGGTGACCGTATTCCGCAAGAACGCGCCGACGCATCCGCTTTACATCGTCTCGATCGCGCCGAGCGGAACGGCGGAAACCCGAACCATCACCGTCGGCACCGTGCCGGCAGGCGGCGGAACCGGCGTGATCAATATCATGGGCGAACTGGTTTCGATTTCGATTGCGGCAGGCGACAGCGCCAACACGGTGGCCGCGGCCATCAACGCGGCCATCAACGCCTATGACAACCCGCAATCGGGCCACGCGCTGCCCTACACCTCGACGGTAGCCACCAACGTGGTGACGATCACCGCGCGTCACCTGGGCGCCTATGCGGCGGAAATCGGCGTGAGCGTGCCGGTGCTCGATGGCACCAACGCACTGACCGGCGTGCTGACGATCGAAGAAGGAACGGCGGGGGCCGGCACGCCCGACACCGCGACGGCGAACGCGGCGATCGAGGAAGACGACTGGTCGTTCCTGGTCTCTGCTTTTGGCGACGCCACCAACGTCGGCAAGTACGACACGCTGCTTTCCGAAGTGTCGGGCCGGTGGAGCTATGCCAACCAGAAATTCGGCATCGCCTATTATCCGAAGCGCGACAGCCAGTCGAACTTGATCTCCTACGGCGAGGGCAAGGACACCTGGAAGCTTTGTGCGGTGCCGACCTTTGCCTCGGGCGGTCATTCCGAGCCGGGCTATCTGTGGGTGGCCGCGATGATCGGACGCGTGGCGCCATGGCTCGCCGGTGGTGCGACGGGCGATGTGAACCGTAACCAGACCGGCCTCGTGGTCGAGGGAATCAGCGCGCCGTCGGACGGGGCCTACTGGCCAGATCTCGCGACCCGCAATGCGTTTCTCGCCGCAGGCCTGTCGTCGTGGAGCGTCAACGGAAACGGAAGGGTTGCGGTCGACAAGATCATCACCCATGCCCGCACCACGGCCGGCGTGCCGGATACCACGTTCCGCGATATCCAGAAGCCGCATGCGCTGATGTATTCGCTGCGCTACATGCTGGCGCAGCTGGCCTTCGAGCATTCCAACAAGGTGATTGCCGACGACAACCCCGGCAATGTCGCTTCTATCTCGACGCCGAGCGATATCGAGGCAACGTGTTACCACGCCTATGTCGGGCTTGAGCTGCGGGGTGTGCTGGAGAATTCCGCCACGGCGCTGAAAGACATCACGGTAACGCGCAATGCGGACAATCCGAACCGTGTCGATGCTGTGGTGCCGATGGACTTCACCAATCCGCTCGACATCTTCTCCGGCCTGGCGCGCGTCTACTCCCAGTTTCGCTGACCTAACTTGAGCCGGGCGCGACAGCGCCCGGTTGACCCGACTCCAAACAAAGGATCCTGAAAATGGCTGGTAAAGATTATGGCGGTCAGATCCGCCTTCGGCTTTCGAATGGCGAAACCTTTTCGCTACGTGGCACCATGACGCTGATGACGGCCGGCCGTTCCGTCGAGGCTGTCGTGAACCAGGACCGGTCGACCGACCGGGTTTCGACGCTCACGCCCTATGCCTTCGAAATGTCGTTTGCCGACAAGGGGCAGAACATGCAGGCGCTGATGACAGCCGACCGGTTCGACGCGACGTTCATCGAGGATGACACCGGTGTGTCGCACTATTACACGCGCGCATTCTTCACCGGTGAGCCGTCGATCAATCGCATGAACGGCGAAGTAACGGGCATGGCGGGCGCTGCGGAAACCTACGTCCAGAAGGGCTGACCCATGTCCGGTGAAAAGACCATCCGGCTGTCGCGGCGCTACGAGGCGCACGGCCGGGCTTTCGACAGCCTCACCTTCCGCGAGCCGAAGATGGCGGATTTCGAGGCGATCGGCGAGATTGCCGAGCGGCAGCCGTTTGCTGCCGGCGGTGAGATGGTGCTCTACCATGATGATCGGGTGTGGAAATACCGTGACCGGTTGTTGAAGCGCGGGGATGACCTGCCGTCGGCGGCTGATCTCGGCGATCTCGATCTGGCCGACGCGATTGCGGTTAAGGATACTGTCGCAAGTTTTTTTACCCGGGCGCGGCGGATCTCTGGCGGCGAGCAGCCGACCTCCTGATTTTCAAATTCGGGTTCAATCCTGACAGCGTCATGCAGATGACGCCGTCGAAATGTGTTTCCTGGGCCGTGCGCGGCCAGACCTTCCGGAGTTGAGCGTGAACCGCACGATCGAAGCCATGGTGCGCCTGTCGGCCAAGCTCGGGCCGATGGCCGCGTTCGGTCAGATGGGCTCGAAGCTTGCGGACGTGAACCGCAAGGCCTCGGCGTTCAACAAGACCCAAGCACTGGTTGCCCGCGGTTCCGATGCCGCGACTGCAGCAATGTTGCGCTTTGCTGCACCGGCGGCAATCGCCTATGGCGCGCAGCGCGCCGTGCGGGAGTTTGCCGGGGTCGAGCGGACGCTGACGCGCATCGGCATCAATGCCGACGCGAGCCGGGAGCAGATGGCGGAGGTGTTCAAGGAACTGCAGCAGATCGCGCAGGCCACCGCGACGCCTGTCGACAACATTGTTTCCGGTCTCGACTCGCTGATTGCTTCGGGCAAGTCGCTTGACGAGGCCATGGCGCTGATTGGTTCGGTCTCCGCCACTGCGCAGGCGGCTGGCGCCAATTTCGGCGAGATGGCGACGACGGCCGACGCCGTCTCCAATTCGTTCGGCATCGCCGGCGAGGAGATGCAGAACGCTTTCGACATCCTGGCCAAGGGCGGCAAGGCGGGCAAGTTCGAATTGCGCGACATGGCTGCCGAATTGCCATCTCTGGCGCCGGCTTTTGCGGCGCTTGGCTATGAAGGCGAGGACGGGCTCAAACGGTTGACCGCCGCGCTGCAGACGGTGCGCATGGAAACCGGCACGTCGGGCGAGGCGGCGACATCGTTCATGGATGTGCTGACCAAGATGAACTCGGTGACGGTGTCCAACAGCTTCAAGAAGCAGTTTGGAGTCGATCTCCGCAACGAAATGAAAAAGGCCAAGGCCGCCGGTGAGGATACGCTCGAGGCGTTCATCCGGCTCTCGAAAGAGGCGGTCAACGGTGACATGTCGAAACTGCCGCTCCTGTTCACCGACAAGCAGATGCTGATCGGCATGCGCGCTTTGATGAACCACACCGGCGAATTCCGCGACCTGCTCAACGAATTGGGCAGTTCTGCGGGAACGGTGTTTGGCGATGTAAACCGAGTTCTGAAAGACACCCAGTCTTCCATGGATCGGATGGGAAATTCGTGGGAGCGCCTGACTACCTCGCTCGGCGAAAAGATCGCTCCGCCGGCCATTGCAGTGATGGACGCTGTTTCAGGCAGTCTTGACCGCGGTGGCGCTATCAATGCCGGGCTTGAGAAAAAGGGAGTCAAGAACTGGTCGCTTGATCGGATGGCGTGGCAACTCTCGGCCAGCGAGGCGGATAAGGATTCGATGGCGTGGGTCGGTGGTTACCGAACCGAGGAGCAGCGCGCGGCGATTGCCGGTTACGACGCCTATGCCAAATCGCGCGCAGCGGCGCCTGCTTACAGCATGCCGCGCAAGACACTTCCGGACCTCGGCCCTGTGGTGCGGACGCGCGACGGCCAGGTCATCGGCGCAACCGTACCGGCTGCCATCCCGGTTCCCATGGACCCGACAGACGTGGCCATCGGCCGCAGTGACGCCAGGCGCGGCTATGCCATCGGGTCTGCTTCGGCGGGTTCTCCGCAGCCTGACAATCTTTCGGTTCGGCCCGGACAGGGCGTTTCCGACCTGCAGGGGCTGCTTTCCAAGCTGGAAGCAGCGGGTTCGCAGTCTGGTTCCGATCTTGCCGAGGGCGGCGGAGATGCAGCTGACGCGATAGTGAAAGCGGGTCCAGAAGCAGGAAGCGGTTTTGGCGATGCGGCAGCGGCCAAGATCCATGCCGAGGCAGCGTCCGCCGGTGCGAGCTTTGGTGACGCCGCGGCTGCGCGTTTGCAATCGGCGTTGTCCGGGTTGTTTGGCAGTGTGCCTGCGGGCCAGCCCGCTGTCTCCGGCAATCGTGGCCGTACCATGCCACAGGCCGGGCAGGCTGGAAGGGCGCAGTAGGGATGGCGATGCGGGACTGGTCAAAGACGTTGCGGCGTGCCTCTTTCCGGGGCGTGCCGTTCTGGGTCGATGCGGAAGAGCCGGAGGTGGGCCGCCGCGTGGTGGCGCATGAGATCTCCGGCGGCGAAGCCTCGCTGACCGAGGACATGGGCGCTAGGACCAAGACGATCTTCGTCGAGGCTTATGTCGCGGGTGACCTTGCGGACGTGGCGGGCCATGCGCTGGAGCGGGCCTGCGGCGCGCCCGGGGCATCGCTGCTGATCCTGCCGATGGATGCGGGCGAGGCGGCGCATTGCCTGTCCTGCTCGCGAAACCGGCGCAAGGACCGCAACGGCCTGATTGCCTACCGGCTGGAATTCATGCGGGCCGGCGGCGGGGTGGCGTTCGCGGCAAGCGGGCTCGGCCAGCTGCGCACGGCGTTCGATGCGGGTCTCGCCGCGGCATCGGTGCTGATCGCGGTGCAATTGTGAGTGGGGCAACAATGGAACAGGTTCTGACCATTCTTTCCGGACTCGCGCGGGAACTCATAACAGACGCCGACGACTTGGCGCGCGTCGATGTCCTTGCCGTGGGGGTGCAGGCCGGTGGAGACAGCGGCGTGACGGCGCTGATGCAGCTGGCGCGGCTGACAGGCGAGGCGGCGGCCGATGCCAATGCCGTGCCCGATGCGGTTGACCGGGTGCAGGACGACACGCCGCTGTGGCGGCTCGTTGCGCTGGTGGTGGTCTGCTTTGCCGTCGTGCGTGCGGATTACCCGTCGCGGCAGGACGCGCAGGCCGCAAGGACCGCGGTCAGCGCCCGGGCGGACACGGTCTATGGCGAGGCCGGCATCTACGGGTCCGAGACGATTGCGTGGCTGGTGTCGATGACAGGAGTGGCCACACTCCACCTGTCGCAGACCGCGGCGGAACGGGCGCCGGCGGTGCGGGTGGAAACCGGCGTGTCGCTGCCCTCGACGCTGCTGGCCTATGATCTCTATGGCGATGCGGGCCGGGCCGAGGCGCTTGTCGATCGGAACCGGGTGGCCACATCGCTGGTCATGCCGGTCAGCTTCGAGGCCGTGGCGCCGTGACGCTGGAAACGATTGTCTTTTCGGTCAACGGCGCGCCGTTGCCGCACACTTCCGCAGCACTCGACGAATCTGCCGAGGAGGCGGTGCGCACCGCGCAGTTCGACATAGCATGGACCGGTGCGGGCATACCCTGCGCGCCAGATGACGAAGCGACAATCACCGTGTCTGGTGCGTTGTGGGGCACGGGCTATGTGCGAGACGTGCGGCCGGGTCATGACGAAAACAGCCGGACCTATTCGGTGAGCTTTGTTTCGCGCAGCTGCGACGCCACGGAATGCTCGATCGATCACCCGACCGGCCTCAAGCGCAACGCCGATCTCGGCGACATCGCCAGGGAATTCGATGTGCTCGGCGTCGGTGTCGAGGTCAAGGCGAAGACGATCAGAAAGGCCGTGCACAAGGTGCGGCCCGGCGAGACGCTGTTCCAGACGCTTGAGACGGACGCGCGGGCGCAGGGCGTGCTGATCCATGACAGTCCGGAAGGCAAGCTTGTCCTGGCCGACAAGCCCGAGGGCCGCCATGGCGGGGCGCTTGTGCGCGGCGCGAATATCAAGAGCGCGTCGGCCAGCCTGTCGGGCGCGACAAGTTTTTCGAGCGTCAAGGTTCGCGGGCAGGCATCGATCGGGGTCAGTGCCTCGGCGCTGCGGGCGGAGGCGGAGGCCAGGGGCACAGCCCGGCGGCGGCGCCCGCTGATCGTGCCGTTCGAAGGCGAGGCCACGTCCGAGAGGCTCAAGAAGCGGGCGACATGGGAAGCCAAGCGGGCAAGCGGCGAGGGCGTAACCTGCCAGATCACCGTCGCGGGTTTCCGCGACCAGGGCGGGCAACTGTGGAAAGCGAACTGGCTGGTCGAGGTCGATGACGACTGGCTCGGCATCAGCCAGGACATGGTGATCGCCTCGCTCACTCTGTCGCAGGACGGATCCGGCGGGACGACGGCGAGGCTGTCTCTCAAGGACCCGCGGGCGCTCGGCGGCGACAATCCGCGCGGCAAATCGAATTCGGCCTGGGGCGCGCCCGGCTCAACAGATGCAGACTACCGGGAAGGCTGAGAGATGTTTGACGGCAATCTGACGCGGTTCGAGCTCGACGGTAAAGTGGAGCACCGCGCAGGACAGCAGTTCGTGAACGGCAAGGGCTTCTCCGGTGACAGCTTCGAACGGGTGCATCGGATAGAGCCGCACGGCTTTGCCAGCAGCCCGGTCAAGGGCGGCATTGGCGTGGCGATGTCTGCGCGGGGAAACAGGGACTCGGCCTATGTATTCGGCGGCGAGAACCCGTCGATGCGGCCCGAGATCGCCGTGGGCGGGGCGGCAATCTATGACCATGCCGGAAACATCGTTTCCGTGGTGCAGAAGGACATGCGGATCGTGCATTCGGCCAAGGTGCACATCGTCGCGCCGGAGATCATTCTCGAGGGTGCGGTCTATCTTGGCGGGCCAGGCGCGTCCCGTCCGGTGTCGGCGGAAGGAACATTAGACAGCGCCGGGCATACAGACGCCAGCAATTTCGCTGCCGGGGTGTTCGCGACATGAAAATCATCCCGCTTGCGCCGGCGGCCGAGCCGCTGCTTGATCCGGACCTGGTCTGGAACGGGCTGTTTGGCGATCTCGCCACAACGGCGATCGACGATCCAGTCAATCCCGGCGGGTTGCGCGCGACCCAGGCGCTGGCAACGGCCATCCTGATTTGTCTGATGACCGATGCCCGCGCCGATGTGACCGAACTGCGCTCCGGCGATATCAACCGCGGCTGGCCTGGTGACAGTTTCGACCGCGATGCCGATGAGCCGCCGCTCGGCTCCAGGCTCTGGCTGTTGCGGCGCCGGGCGCTCACGCCTGATGTCGAGATCCTCGCCGAGGATTACACGCGCGCAGCACTGCAGCCACTGATAGCGCAGGGCGCCGTCGCCCGTTTCGATGTGAGCGCTGCGGCGGATCGCGCGCGATCAACGCTTGTCTTGACCGTGACCGGCTATGGCCGCGACGGCAGCCATGTTCATGACCAGAAATATGCAGTTTTGTGGGAGCAGTTGAATGGCGTTTCCGATCCGCTCGCTTGACGAGATTTCGGCCTCGGTTCGCGGGGCCATGCGGCAGTATCTGCCCGGCACCGATGCCAGCCTCAAGCAGAACGTACTGCGGGTCATCGGCAAGGTCCAGGCGCTGCTGGCGCATGAATACGAGCTCCGCCTGAAATGGATTTTCCGGCAGCTGTTCCTGTCGACGGCGACCAGCGAGGCGATCATCCGGCTGCATTGCGCCGAGTACCGCATTCTGCAGAAGCCGGCTTCGGCTGCGTCGGGGGAGGTGACCGGCGCCGGTCAGGCGAATGCCACCTATCCGGCAGGCGTTCGGTTTGTGTCCGGGGGCGTGACCTATGTTACGACGGCCGCTTTCACCGCAAACGCGGTTGGCGGGTTCACTGCCAGCGTGCAGGCCGAAAGCGCCGGCGCCGCGACCAACCGGGAGGCCTCGGCCGAGTTGCTGCTCGCCGACCCCGCGCTCTACCCGAGCCTGCCCGAGACGGTCTCCGTCGGTGCAGATGGTCTTGGCGGTGGGGCCGACATCGAGAGTGTCGAGGATCTTCGGGCGCGAGGCCTCAAACGGAAGGCCTCACCTCCGCAGGGCGGCGCGTTGCCTGATTATGAAAACTGGGCGCTGGAAGTGCCCGGCGTTGTGAATGCCTGGGCCAAGAACTTCGCAGGAGGCTTCGGCACGATCGGTGTCTGGGTGCTGTTCAAGGGGCGCGTCAACGGCATACCCGAGCCAAGTGATCTCGCCGCGGTCGACGCCTACATCGAAAGCCTCCGGCTGGTCCGGGCGCGCTACTTCACCATGGCGCCGGTGGCAAAACCGGTGGATCTGACGATCAGCCTGTCGCCGGATACGGCCGCCATGCGCAGCGCGGTCACCGAGGCGCTGACCATTTTCTTTGATGCGACGCGCGAAGGCACGCGGTTGCGGCCGGGTCTGACGGACGATCTATTCACGCTGCCCCGCGCCTGGCTTTCGGAGGAGATCTCGACCGTGCCCGGCGAGACCAGTCATGTCCTGATCGAGCCTGCTGCCGCCCCGGTGTTCCAGCCCGGTGAGTTGCCGGTGCTCGGCACGATCACCTGGTCATGATGATGGCGGGGGCGTGAGGCGATGTCGACATGGCATGCAAGCACCGAATGGGCCGAGTTCTTTGCCGCCGATGGTGGGCCGGTGGTCTGGGTGGATCCGGATGACGGCTTTGCTGATCCGGAGATCGATCCGCGTGACGCGTTGAGTGCACCGAGCGTCGAGGGCCTTCTGTTCTCCGGCCTGTCGCTTTGGCCGCGAGGAGCTGCCTGGGGAACGCCTGACGGCGCGGCGCCGGGCACGTCGACGGTGATAGCGGGGCTGACGCGTGCGCTGCTCTCGCCGTTTGTCGATCTCTATGTCAAGGCGTGGCGGCTCATCGGGGAGTCCCGTTCGGCTTCGCTTGTCGACAGCCTCGACGAGTGGGAGGCGGATTTCGGTCTGCCAAGCCCATGCGGCGGGTTCAGCCAGACGGAAGCCGCGCGGATCGCCACGCTGCGGGCGCGCGTCGCTCGGCTTGCCACGATAACGCCGGCTGACGTGATCCGGCTTGCGGCGCGGCTGGGTTATGTCGTGGCGCTCGAGGAGCCCGATGCATTCCTGGCGGGCGAGGGCTCCTGTCTGGGGCTCGGTGAACTGTCGGACTCGGCGCTTGAGCAGCAGTGGGTTGTTTTGGTGCGTGACGCGCCATCAAGCCAGTTCGAGACGGGCATTGGTGAGACCGGTGTGACCCGTCTTCTGGATTTCGACCACGACGTGCTCGAATGCGAGATCCGCCGCATCGCACCGGCCTGGACGGTCGTCGTCTTCAATTACGCCGAGCAGCTGATCGGGCCTTACCTCGTCACCGAGACGGGTGCTCGCATCGTCACCGAAACCGGCAAGAAACTGGTCATGCCGGTTCTGGCCTCATCCCTTTCAACATGACGGAGAACATCCGATGAAGTATATCCAGCCGGCAGGCGAAGCCGCGGACGCCTCCTATGTGGATGGCAATCGAAGCGCGGGCACAAAGGGCTCTGTCGTGCCCGCCGCCGCGATCGAGCATCCGCAGCGGGAAATCCAGGAGGTCATCAGCTTTTTCGGGTTGACGCCTTCGGGCACTGACCTGGCGCAGCTGCGCAAGGCCATCGAGGCGGCGATCCTGGCTGCCACGGGAGGGGGCGAAACCTCGCAGTATGTGCTGATCACACAGGCCCGTGCGCGCCTGCCGATCTTCCCGGAGATCCAGAGCGCCGACGGCAAGATGAACGTGACGAGCCCGTCGGCCGGCTCGGTGCAGGTTCCGAGCGCGGTCAGCTTTCAGCATCGCGGCATCTATCCGGTCTCGACCAGCGACTATATCGAGGATGACCGGACCTTCACGACGCTCGCCAACAAGACCTATCATCTGCGCTGGAACCCGACCGATGGTTTCAGCCTCGAGGATCTGGCGGATTCAGGCTACAACCCGTCAGTTCTTGCGGAAGGCAATGTCGCTTTCGACAGCGCCTATGACGACATGCTGGTTGCCCGCGTCGTTACGAACGCTTCTAACGTGGCGACCATCACCAACCTGGTCAACAGGAACAAGGTTCTGCTCTCGTTTGTGAAGACGGGTTCCGCCGGCGCCTTGGACGGCGTCTTCGCGTCAACATTCGCGGCTTCGGAGCCGGTCAACCTTGCCAGGACGCCTGTCGCGGTATTCTCCGGCTCGGTTGCTACCACCGGTGTCACCGGTGCGGGTGGGCTCGAATATGCAAATTCGATAACCAATCGGTCGGTTAGCCGTTATTCGGTCGGGGCATCAGTCACATCGAACTGGAATGAAACGCAGGGTGCACCTGCGGGCCTCACCGGCACCCTTGAATTCATTGTTGCGGCGTGAGGTTAGCAAATGACCGATGAACTGCAAATAAAGGACCTCCCGTCCGCACTGGCGGCGCTGGCCACCCACATCATCGCCGCGCAGACCGCCGCAGGCGTCGCATCAGGGGTTACGCTCGAGCAGGTTTCCGACCTGGTCATTGCCAGGCTGACAGCTTCGGCTCCGGAGTTGCTGGACACATGGCTCGAAATCGTGGCGCAGATCGAGGACAATGAGGACGCCCTCGCGGCACTTGTGGCAACGGTCGCGACAAAAGCGTCTATTTCGGGCACCGAAACCCTGACGAACAAGACGCTGACAGCGCCAGTTCTCAACGCTCCGACCGTCACCGCTCCCGCAGGGGAGTTCCTGCGCGGGCAACTGTCCGGCCTGAGGCTGGCGAACAACTCCGGCGATGCAACAAACGACATCGACATCGCGGCAGGCTCCGCGGCGAGCGATGGCGCGGCGCCGGTTCTTATGTCACTCGCCGCCGGTCTCACGAAGAGAATGGATGCCGCGTGGTCGGTGGGTAATAACAATGGCGGCTGGCTGGACGGTTCCTCGATGCCCGACGGCACGGGGCATGTCTTCCTGATTCAGCGTTCCGATACCGGCGTTGTTGACATCGGTGTGTCGGCCTCGCTGACGCCTACACTTCCCGCAAGCTATGACCGAAAGCGGCGCATTGGCTCTATCATCCGACTTTCCGGGGCAATCCGGCCATTTGTGCAGATCGGCGACTATTTTCAGATCGACGCGGTTTTTTCGGTCAACCAAACCAATCCCGGAACCTCCGCCCTTACATTGACGCTGGCTGTGCCGCTTGGCATCGAGGTGCAGGCAAAGGTCGCGGTGGCGATGACGCTTTCCTCCGGGTCGGGAAACTGTGCGGCCTATTACAGCGCGCTCTCGTCTGGAGATCTGACACCTTCGTCAGCTGGCGCCTTTTCGCTTGTCGCATGGAGCGATGCATCTGACACCTATGGGGACAGTGTTATCGCGGATGTCATGACCAATACCTCCGGCCAGATCAGAGGCCGGCTCTCGATCAGCAACGCCAGCACTGTTCATCGAATCAACACGCTCGGCTGGACGGATAGTCGGGGCAGGTAGGGGGGCACAATGCCAATCACGCTGGAAGTAAGCAACAAGTCGACCCACGAAGTATTGACCGCCGCCGAGGTCGAGTCGCTTGTCGGCGAGCAGGTTGCAGCAGCGGTTTCCGGCCTTCCGGGGCCTTCAGGCTTGATCGCAGAAATGTCCAGGGTTGCTCTCAACAGGACACAACTCTGGTGGAAAAAGAATAGCCAATATTGCTGGTCTTGTTTCCATGAGTTGAGGTTCGACCTGGTCTTGCCAATTCCTGCTCGCGTAAAGGTGTGGGGTAACGTCAACCTGACACACCGCGCCAACGTGGCCGGGCCTGTCGGGTATAGCATAAAGGCGACTGTCAGGTCTGCGGAAGCCTTCGACCAGATGCCGGTTATTCCGGCTTCGAGCGTCGATCTGCAATATTGGCAGTCTGTTGAATCTGGTGGAGTTATTCCCGGGTCCAAGGATGGTGGCAATATCTTCGGCGTCGAGGATCATTATGGCCATCCAAAATACAATTACAAACTGGACCTTCCTGCGGGGTGTCACCGGATTGAGCACTGGGGAAACTCACACACCACAGCGGGTAGTGAGGACAATGCCTATGCCGAGCTCAACCAGAATGACGTGCCGGACCCGGAGGATCCCTATACCATGTTGTTTCTTGAGGCGTGGTCGAGGGCTTAGTCCACGGGTAGGGTGACTCCGCCGCCGTCCGGCATGGGGATGATTTTTGGCTTCTTGGAGGGGTCGAACGGCTTGTAGGGTGTCGGTACTCCCCGGATCTCCTTCGCCGGCGGGTTTCTGTTCTCGGGGTTCTGTCTCGCTGCAAAGCTGATCGCAATGACGATCAGCGTCAGGGACATGATGGCAAGCAGGGCAAGCCGCATGGGTCTCTCCTCACGCACGTGATCGGGGAGTTCGAAACTCTCAGAGGAGAGCGCCCGCGCCTTTAGGGTTGCCCCCTGAACATGCGCGCGGGCCTCCCCGACCGTGTGACCGGAGAGTGCAGTTTTACGGCCACACAAAGCCGCCTCTGAGGGGTTTCGACGCCCCGCCGTCCGATGGGCGGACAGCGGCGAGACAATATCCGCAAATCATGGGTGCCGACAAGGGCGCCATCAGGATCAATCACAAGCACTGACACCATGGCCTTCGCTTTCCAAGGGTGGCGATGCCTTGCCGTGACCGAAAGGAAACCGACATGAAGATCGACACCATCGTGCTGCACTACTCGGCCACCTACGCCGACCAGAACCTGACGGTGAAGGACATCGACAGGATGCACCGTGATCGCGGGTGGAAGGGTGTGGGGTATCACTATGTCATCCGGCGCGATGGCGTGGTGGAGCAGGGGCGGCCGGAGAACGTGGTGGGGGCCCATGTCGGTGGGCAGAACACCGGCAAGCTCGGGATCTGCTGCATCGGCGGGCTCGATCGCGCGACCGGCCCGAACAAGGGTGTCGACAACCGGACGTCCGCGCAGATCGAAAGCCAGATCAGGCTGATCAAATCGCTGCTCAGGAAATACCCGGGCGCCAGGGTGGTTGGCCACCGGGATCTTGCGCCGACGCAGTGCCCGGGCTTCGATGTGCGCTCCTGGTGGGCGAAGGTGCAGAAGAAGAGCGCACCGGAAACAAGGCCGGCGCCGGCAACCGCGCCTGCCAAAACGGCGGTGATCGGCGAGGACAAGACGCACGTGGTGCAGAAGGGCGAGACCTGGTGGTCGATCTCGCAGATGCACGGGCTTGGCGTTGCGGATTTTGCGCGCGCCAATGGCGCAACGCCTGCCGACACGCTGGTTGAGGGGCGCAAGCTTTCGCTGATGATCAAGCCGAATGTGCCAAAGCCAGTGGAGGATGTCGTCAAGGACGCGGCGCGGTCCGGATCGTCGTCCACCACGAACATTGCCACCGGCATCGGCGCCGCATCTTCGACCGTTGCGATCGCCAAGGAAGCCACGGATGCGGCCCGGGAAAGCGTTGACGGCGTTTCGGCCATCCTTGCCGCGGGGCCGTGGGTATTGCTCCTGGTGGTGGCCCTTGGCGCCGGATGGTGGATCTGGCGTGAACGCCAGCGCAAGGCAAAGATGGCGACCGAAGCAAAGGCGGCGCTGTGATGTTCACTCTCGCCAAGCTCAAGGCCTATGCCGCGCTCGCTATGGTGCTTCTGCTGGTGGCAACGGCAATCATCGGCCTGATCTACCGGGCCGGCTACAAGTCAAACGAAATCGACACGCTGAAGGACACGGTGAAAGCCCATGAGACAAGCGACAGGATCAGCACGGATGTGGATGCGATGGGCCTTGTTGCCCGCTGTCTTGAGCTTGGCGGGCTGCCAGACCGCTGCAACGAACTGCGCGGGCTGGACCAAGCCGCCCCGCGTCAATGATCCCGCAGCCCTGGTTGTCGAAGAGGGACCGCTCTCGGCATGGGTGATAAAGACTGACCGTTTCGGCAAGGCGCAGGGGTGCTGGACGTGATCGAGAAACATGACCTGGCTTTCTGGATCGCTGTAGGAGGGGCCGTTGTTGTGAAACTGCTGACATCGCCATACGCGGGCATCAAGCGTGCAGTTGCGACGGTGTTTGCTGCCGTCTTCTCCGCCTATCTCTTCACCCAGCCGGCAGTGGCCTTTCTTGGCCTTGATCCGGAAGCGTACACCACAACGATGGCCGCCGTCATCGCGTTGACGGGTGAGGGGGCCATGCGCTTCATCATCAATATCTCGAATGACCCGACAAAGGCGCTCGAGATCCTGAAGATGTGGAGGGGCGGTAAATGATTGCCCAGCGGATGCAGATGACGGACCGGCATTGGTGGATGTGGATTGCGGGCTTCTGGGCAGTGATCTTCAGCGTGGCGTGGGGGCCGTCGGCCGAGCGGACCTTTATGCCGGTGGTCAGCAAGTTCGAGATCGTCCAGGTCGAGCCCGATGGGATGGGATCAAGAGTGTACGCCCGGTTCGAGAAGTGGCGGTCATGTGAATACCTGGGCATCAACTGGAATCGCATTCGTCCTGATGGGACGCGGCAGCGTGTTCTGCTCAATCTGAAACCTCCGGAGGACATGAGCGGCGCCACTCGTCCGGTCGGAAAGCACATCGCGGGGCCGTGGTACGTCGGGATGTCGCCGGATCAAATCAGGGACCATTCCGAGGCGACAATCGCCTATCGATGTCATCCGCTGTGGATCACTGAAATCCAAGTTTGGCCCTGAAACATCCGCTGCCGGGGCGGTCATCCCGGCTCAACCAAGAAGGAAGAAGACCATGTCAAAGGTACGCGCGAAGTTCTTCGTCAAGCAGATCATCAACCACCACAACGGTGACCCGAATGCCGACCAGGCGGGCGAGGTGGTGCTTGGTCCGGTCTACGACGACGCCAACAAGGATTGGTCGAAGTGGACGCCGCAGGGCGAGATCAAGATGACGATCACCAACCCTGCCGCGCTCGATGCATTTG